CGTGATCGTTCCCGCATGGAATAAGGTCGCAACAAATTGTGAAACTTCTTCGTTCATGTTGGCACTATATCAAAAATTTGGGGGAAATGCATCGGATATTTCAGAAATTGGTACTTTTTCGGGCCATTTACGAGTTGTCAATAGAAGCAAAACCGTTCTTTGATGTGCTTTAAACCATAAATCTTGCCGTTCTTCCTTGTCCATGTCCGCGCCTTGGTCTAGGGCGGCGTGGCAAGTAAAACACAGGCTGGCAACCAGGTTATCGTCCGCTTTAACCGCTTTTCCCTTGCCTCCACCCCAGTTTATATGCGCCGCGCATACCGTTCCATCTTCCGCGCCGCAATGTTGGCAAGCTATTGTCCGACACGCCTCCAGCAACGCCTTTGACCGGACATATTTATGTTTCGGGAATTGCACGGAACTTTACCCCTTGTTGCGTCCCAAATGCCGTTGATAGTTCTATCATTTCGGTCATTTCGGCTACCGTCATTTTGCTTGTTCTAGCGCCCAAGACCACAAACCCTCCCTCAATGCCAGGCACAACCTTTTGTTGTTTCAAGGCGGCGGTAAGCACATCCTTCCATTCTTCCTTGTGCAACTTGTTGCCGTACCAATCCACTTGTTCGGAAATATCTGTCAAGTTTGCCCACATTAATCGGTTTTGTTCGTTACTTCGCATGGCATCACATCAATTTAAAAATTTGTTAATTGCACTTTTTCAATTTCTACGTCATATAGCGTTGTAAATGTTTTGTCTTTGTAGCGCCATGTCCTACTATCCCTTAACACCGGCAGTATGGGAATGGCATAGCCAGCTTCATAAACTTCTTGTGAACTTTTGAAATGTTTCATGCAATTACCCTTAAAGCGTTTAAAGCCGCTTCAGGCCCGTCAACCCGTGCCAGCGTACCACCCGTCCAATTTGCAAAAAAAGCGTGTTGTAGAACCGTTAAAGGCTTTTTAGGGCCAGTTTTAATTTCCATCAACATAGTGCGCCCTTTGTAGCCAACAAGTAAGTCTACCGGCAAGCCAATTATCCAAACGTAAGCGCCAGCCGCCCGTAGCGCCGTTATTACTTGGTCTTGGTTTGCATCTACTCTAGCTGCGTGTCGCATTCACATTCTCCATTGGTTTTTCAATTCCGCTATCTGCCTTTTAATTTCTTCCGGCATTGGAACTAATTTTGGCTGGTACTCTATTGCGTCACGCCTTGGCATTGATGGCGCATTCGTGCAAAATTCCTTAAATTTAAGCGCACTAGGTGGCCTATCAGGGTTGCAGCAATTGATTGCGTAATCCATTGTCGGTCGGTAAGTCAGGTAAATTCCGCATTGCCTTATCCACTCCTGGCGAATAATGTTTGGGTCTATTCCATCCCAATGTCGGACAAACGCTGCGCCGTAAATGGCATTCATGCGGGAAAAAATGTAATCAAAACCCGCATCTTTATCGCAAAAGTCGGTCATTTTCCACCTCCATAGGTTTTTCCCAAAATGGTTTTGGTGCACTTAATCCCCTAGTTAGCGCGTGCATATTGCTCTGCGCTTTTTGAGTAGCGGTCATTTTTTCTGCCAACCAATCAGCCTTAAATCCTGTCCAGCCCCTCGCGCAGCAAGTCTCAAATGCCACTTGTAGGCTTACCCCTGCTTTCTTTGCTTCCCGCGCTATGCCATCAATGGCGGTCTGAGTGACGGCTGCGCGTTTGGCTTTACGCAAACTTACCCAATCCTGCCAAACTAAATCCGTCACGCCATCAGGCGGGGCGACTGTATTCTTTTGTGTCTTGGGTTTTGTGTCTCGGGTAATGGGTAATGGGTCTTGGGTAGCATTGCTATCGGATTGCGGTTGCAATGCGTTCGCATCCTTTCCCTTTCCCCATCTAGCCTTAGCACTCTCGCTGGCCTTTTCAGACTTGATGCCTACCTTCAAAATTTCCTGAATGACACGCAAGTGAATCCAACCTTCCTCCCTGCATTCGAAATACTCGCGCAATACGCTTGCAATGCTTTCGCTATGCAAACGCATACGGACAAGCCTCGCAACATCGCCTGGGTCAACAGGTAAAGCTTTTTCGTGAAGGTAGCACCAGTCGAGCATTCGGCGGTAAGCCAAATCCTCAATTTCGGTCAGGTGCGAGGTATGGGATTGATAGTCACCAATGTTAAATTGGTAGTAATGCATTTTTCAACCTTACGTTATCGGTTAGTCGTTACATAAAAGGAACATTGGCAGGGTGGTAACGAATCACCTTTTCAGCCGCTAAGCCTAGCCATTGCCCCAACTCTATACCACTTTTGCAGCTTCTGCAATCTGTTTTTTGTACTTGTACCGCAGCACTTGCTCCCAGGCTTTGGGTGTGCCGCGCCGCCGCCAGTTGCTAACTACCGATTGCTTTACGTCAAGAAGGTAAGCCAATCGGCCTGTGCCGCCAGCAGCTTTAATTGCTATTTCTAAGATTTCCATCCGCTAAGTATATCACAATTGTTAACTTGTCTATTAGGGAAAGTACCTATAAAAAAAGTTAAAAAAAACTTGTAAGGCTTCACATTTGTGATATAGTTCACCCATGCCCTGAACTTCTCGGGGTCTTTTTAAAAAGCAAATCATGACAACAGGAACACCATATTGGGTTATCCAAATCAACTCGTACAAACTGGAACAGCAAAAAATGCCCAAGCCAGAATACTTTAAGCTAGTTAAGCAGTTGCAGTTTGACCTCAAACATTACGCCAAAGACAGGTTGAAATTTAAAACAGAAGCCGAGGCTTCGGAAGTGTTTAACGGCTTACCTAAGTTCATTCAGAACGCTTCTCAAATTTTAGAGCACACACCCATCTACGGAATTTTCTAACCAACCCACGGGGCTACGGCCCCATCAATCCCTAACGGGTCTTTTTAGGAGTAAGTAAATGCGCGACATACACGTTCTACTAACCGAATTCCGCGAAGCACTATTGCGCGGTTTCATTCCCCCATTGGAAATGGCAAAGTTGTTAAACGACATGAACTGGTCGCTTACCAAGAACTTCCCCGACATCCACACCGGCCTGTCCGACAACCTGGATGACGTTAGCGACAACCTTTGGACATCAATTCAACAATTTGGAACACATGATGAATAAAAAATTAGCAGACATTTTGCTTGCCGTGTTTATCGGCATTTCTTTGGCTTGGGTACTTGTTTATGGATGGACACTGTAATGGAAAAATATTCACAAGAATGGTACATAGCACAAGCTGCGCCAGAAATGTACAAATTGCTTAAAGAAACATTACGCACTTTAGAGCAAACAACCGATATTGAAACAGACATAAAAAAAATTCACGCAAAAATTATTAACGTAATCAATAGCATTGATTAAGAAAGAAAATTATGAAACAAATCGCATCAGCATTAGTCAAGGCCCAGCGTGGCTTTGCACCGGCCTTAAAAACGTCTACCAACCCTCACTTCCGTAGCAAGTATGTTGACCTTGCCGGTTGTGTGGAGGCCGTTGTAGATAGCTTAAATGCCGCAGGAATAGCCCTTATCCAGCGCACTAGCCAAGACGATACAGGCGTGACAGTAGAAACGGTCTTTGTCCACGAATCAGGCGAGATGCTGGAGTGCGGCAAGCTGCACGTTCCTGCCGCCAAGCAAGACCCGCAGGGGTACGGCTCGGCGCTGACATACGCCCGTAGGTACAGCCTGATGGCGGCTTGCGGTATTGCACCGGAAGATGATGATGGCAACGCTGCATCACGCAAACGTGAGGTTGTTGAAAAGTCAGAACCAAACGTAAGGTTTATTGAGGAACAATTAGCTGTCATGGCTACCTGTGCAACCGTAGACGAATTGAAACTTGCTTACACCGGCGCTTATGCTTGTTGCGATGGCGACCAGGTGTATCAAGCAAAGGTCATTGCAGTAAAAAACAAACGCTTAAAGGAACTTAAAAATGTCTGATTTAACACTACCAAACGCATGGCCTGGACTAATTGAGCAAGGCACGGACGCATGGTTTACCGCCCGCATTGGCAAAGTAACCGCCAGCAGGGTTGCCGACCTAATGGCTAAGACCAAAACCGGCTATTCGGCATCGCGGGACAACTATATGGCCCAACTGGTCTGTGAACGTCTTACCCAAACCAAAACGGACGGGTTTACCAATGCCGCTATGGAATGGGGTACTGAGCAAGAACCATTTGCCCGCGCTGCGTATGAGGCCAAAACCGGCGAAATGGTCGAGGAAGTAGGGTTTGTACCCCACCCCAAGATTGAGTGGGCTGGCGCGTCCCCTGATGGCCTTGTTGGGCTTTTTGGCTTGGTCGAGATTAAGTGTCCAAACACTGCGACCATGATTGACACACTCTTGACAGGGAAAGTGCCTAGCAAGTACAACACTCAGATGCAATTCCAAATGGCTTGCACTGAGCGCGACTGGTGCGATTACGTTGTCTTTGACCCCAGGATGCCAGTCAAGGCGCAGCTATTTATCAAACGGGTCGAGCGCGACAACGTGTTTATTAAAGATATGGAAGCGGAAATTGTCAATTTCTTAGCTGAAGTAAACGTGCAAATTCAACAACTTAACGCAATCATTGAAAGTAATTAATCATGGCAATCACTAAAGAAATTTCCTGTGTTGTTGGGACATATACCAACAAGGACGGACAACAAAAGAATCGTTACCAGCGTATCGGGTCAATCATCAACACCAAGAACGGTGAAATGCTCAAGATTGACGTTATCCCCTTGGTTGAGGGCGGCTGGTCAGGTTGGTGCTATATCAATGAGCCAAAATTAAAAGAAGAATTTAAGGGTTTACCACAAGACAATGCTGATGATGTTCCGTGGTAATATTGTTTTTGGCTAACTCGACGGAGGACAGGGGGGATTGAACCTCCCCCTTGCCAACTTTATCAAGGTTCGCACATGAAAGGTTCATCATGTTGACACAAGCACGTTTAAAAAAATTATTTAACTATGATCCTATAACAGGAATAGTTACACGGAAAATAACTAAAAATTACAACGCTAAACAAGGAGACAAAGTAGGTTGTTTGTCTCAAGGCTATTTAGTTGCAACTGTTGATGGAAAAAGATATTTGCTTCATCGTTTAATTTGGTTGTATGTTTATAACGATTTTCCAAAAATGTTAGATCACATTGATAGAAATAAATTAAACAATCAAATTAACAATTTAAGAAGTGTAAATGCTCAACAAAATCAACAAAACAAAACAAAACAAACAAACAACAAATCTGGTTACAAAGGCGTTAATTGGGATAAAAACAGAAACAAATGGTTTTCTTGCATTCAACACAATGGAAAAACAATTGCTTTAGGACGATATAACAATGTTAAAGATGCTTATAGTGCCTATTGTTTTGCAGCTTCTAAATATCATACTCATAACCCAGAAACAAATTTATTATGCGATTTCTTAAATTTATGAAGGATTACTACCGCGACTTAACGCCAGCCAAAGTTATCCAACGAGAGCTTGCCCAGGCCCACTTAGACCGCCTTGAGGCCGAAAGCGCAGTAGAGTATGCCCAGGCGGTGCTTGACCTTAATATGACCCGTATAGAGCGTTTAAACACACGTTTAGGAGAATACAAATGAGAGTGCTGCGCCGCCACGGCACCGATGCGAAGTGGAGCGCCAAGCTGGTGGAGGAATACGACGCCGACAATAAGCACCACAAGCAAGCAATTACTAATTTGATAAATGACCTGAAAGAACTAGTGGTGGTACGCAACTATTACATTGACCGCGACACCTTGCTGGAGTTATATGACAAACACATAGGAGAATACAAATGA